AGGCGGGCAGGATTCGAATTGAATCCAGTACATTTTGACCATGAAAAGTTCGCCGAGTTGATTGTAAGAGAATGTATTGCACAAGCACATGCGGTATCTGAACTGCGCGGTATTACTGAAGATATGAAATATGGCGCAGATATTTCTGCCGTTTTAATTGCACGACATTTTGGAGTAAAATAATATGACTGATCCAATTCGCAAAGCGTTTGAAGAAGTAACTTATCCCACACTTCAGCTTGCAGGAACTTACACCGCGCATGGTCTAAGGCGTAGGCAAGATACTGGTGAATATGTCAGTGATACTCTAGAAGATCATTGGCAAACTTTCCAAGAAGGTTGGGAAGAAGCCATTAAATATATGACTGAAACCAAAGGTGATTGGTATGTTCGTTACGGTGAAAAAGAATGAGTGAACATGATGATAATGTTGAAAAGGCAATGGCTGAATTGTCTGAGATCAGCCAACGATTCGAAGCCGCTATGAAAGAGGAAGAGAATAAGCAAGAAGAATATTGGAATTCTCTAACTAAAGAACAACAACTAATGGCTTTTTGTGCAATCTCACGCCGTATCTATGATGGCGAGATTAAGCAGAAAGGTTCTTATCGGTATGTACTTTATGATGTTTTTGGTTTTGGATCAGAAGCGTATATGCCGGCACAATGCGCGGGATACATGGAAATCCATAACTCAATTTATGGGTATAACCATGAGCAAAAACTATTAGATGCCTTTGCAAAGTTCCATGGGCTGGGTGAAGATGCTGTGGCTAAATTTTATATAGACAGGTTCTAAAAATGACTTCTAAAGAATTGATTGAAAAATACCCGAAGATATTTCGGACAGATGAAACTACTAGACTTGAATCGTTTTCGATGTTTGGCATGGAATGTGGAAGCGGATGGTATAATTTAATTGATACCCTTTGTTTTCAGATTCAGGATCATATTGATTGGCGTATAAAGAGTAATGAACTAATCGAACGTAATAAGAAAAAGTATCCCGATTACAATCAAACTCCTTGTGAATTGATTCCACAAGTTCGTGTAACACAGGTTAAGGAGAAGTTCGGCACACTTCGATTCTATTATGATGGTGGCGATGAATTAATTAGTGGACTTGTCACTATGGCTGAAGCGATGAGTTCGAGAATTTGTGAGACTTGTGGCAATCCAGGTAAAATTCGTGGTAGGTCTTGGTTTTATACTGCATGTGATGAACACACTCTAGAGGAAGATAAGGATGAGTAATTATGAAAGTCATGCATGGACGGAGTTTCGTGCTGCCGGATGGATCAATGAGAACAGTCAGTTTAATGATGAGATGCAAAAAGATATTTGTCTTAATATTTTAGGGCTCCTTGCAGTTTTTGAAAATGCAGGTCATTCAGGCAGTTCAGCACCGTATGCAATCAACCTATTTTCTAAGTTAGCATCTTTCAAGCCCATTGCACCTCTGACCGGAGAAGAATGGGAATGGGTCCACGTATACGATCACCCCGATCACGGACCGGTGTATCAGAATAAGCGATGTAGTTCAGTGTTTAAAGACAATGCCGGAACCTACGATATTGAAGGTATTGTATTCTGGGAGTGGTATAAGAATGAAGAGGGTGAAATGAGCAAGATCTACTTCACAGGAAGAGAATCTAGTGTACCCGTAACCTTTCCATATGTAAAGCCTGAAAAGCCTGAGTATCGATTTATGCCTTCGTCGGAGTATCCCAATGAAGTACTTTAGTTATAATGAGTTTTATACTTACATGCCTAGGAGATTAACGATTGAATAAAATTGATATTGCAGGAAGTAATCTTGTAAAAATTTTTCATCGAATTGGATTGTTTGCAATTGGAGCTGCAACCGTCTGGGCATCAGTTGGGACATTTTTTGATATTATAGAAAGAAATTGGCCTGGAGGTCATGCAACAGTTCAAGACTTGCTTTTGCTTTTTATCTATCTTGAAATTGGAGCTATGGTTGGTATTTACTTTACCACCAATCATATGCCGGTAAGGTTTCTTGTTTACATTGCAATAACTGCTTTGACACGACATGTAATTGATTTAATTGCTAATCATCGAGATGTGTGGGAGATTATAGCGATGGGTCTTACAACACTTTTGTTTGCGGCTTCTGTACTATTACTAAGATTTGGTAGTTATAAGTTTCCCAGTGATAGAAGTGATACCAAATGAATACTCACATTAAAAAAATTTTAAAGGATAGTTGGTCAATTACTTTATTGTCAAAGACAACTGAGACAAATACTTTTACTGATGCATTATGTGAAAATGTTGTGAAGAAAACATTGCACGAAGTTATGCAACTGGTTGACGATAAAGATACCTGTGATATAATTAAAAAACATTTCGAAATTTAAAGCACGAGTGGTGGAATATGACAACGCACCCTTAGGAAGAAAATCTAAAAAACGCGGATGTGGCGAAATTGGTGAAACGCAGCAGACTTAAAATCTGCCACACTAGAAACACTGCGGGTTCGAATCCCGCCATCCGCACCAACTTTGGGCGTGTAGCTCAGTCGGTCAGAGCAGTGGACTCATAATCCATTGGTCGTTGGTTCGAACCCAACCGCGCCCACCATTTACAAATAAACTGCGGCATGCTATAATGTATTTTTGCAAAGGAGATGTATGTCAAAGTTTTATACAAGTGTTGTTCAATATGGCAATCGTATCCTCGTTAGAGAAGTCAATGACGGATATGCCTCACAACATAAAAATGCATTTAAACCTACACTATTTGTAAAGTCAACAAAGAAAACATCAGTCAAATCGTTGTTTGGTGATAACCTTGAACCCATATCGTTTGGTGATATAAACGAAGCAAAGGATTTTATCAAACAGTATAGTGAAGTGGACAACTTTCATATCTATGGAAATAAAAACTTTGCATATCAATACATAACAGAAAACTATTCAAATGAAATACAATTTGATATTTCACAAATCAAAATCTTCTCTATTGATATTGAAACATCTGCTGAGTACGGATTTCCTAACGTAAACGATGCCATTGAAAGTGTTCTACTTATAACTATTCAAGATTACTCAAGCAAAGATATTGTCACATTTGGTTGCGGTGACTTCAAGGTTACAAAACCAAACCATACTTATGTACAATGTCAAAATGAAAAGAATCTTCTAAGTAAGTTCATTACTTTTATACAACAAGAATTGCCTCATGTTTTCACCGGATGGAATTGTGAAACATTTGACCTTGCATATTTGATAAAAAGAATAGATCGTGTGTTGGGGGATGATACCTCGAGGAGACTATCACCATGGGGTATAGTTAATGATAAGTCATTCGAAAGAGCAGGTAAGACAGTCACTGCATTTGATATTGTTGGCATTTCGACACTTGACTACATTGATTTGTATAAGAAGTTTACTTATACGACACAAGAATCATACAAACTTGATTACATAGCAAAGGTTGAACTAAAGAAACAAAAACTTGAACATGAATATGATAGCTTTCGAGAATTTTATCGAAATGATTGGCAACGATTTGTAGAATACAACGTAGTTGACGTTGAACTGGTTGACCAACTTGAAGATAAAATGCGACTCATCGAACTTATTATTACGATGGCGTATGATGCAAAGTGCAATTTCGGTGATGTATTTTCAGCTGTAAGAACATGGGATTGTCTGATTTATAATCATTTGTGGAATAAGAACATTATTGTCCATCAAAGAGATGAGACAAGAAGAGGGCGCCAGATCATTGGCGCATTTGTGAAAGAACCTGTTCCTGGAAAGTATGATTGGGTTGTATCGTTTGATGCAACATCTCTATATCCCTCAATCATTATGCAATATAACATGTCTCCCGAAACAATGGAGCAGGGACATACTTTTGATACAACAATTGATGGAATGGTCAATCACACATTCGATATCTCAAGTCATACAGTTGATATCGACAAGACAATGGCGGCAAATGGATATTTCTATCGTCGAGATCAACAAGGATTGTTTCCTGAAATTGTTCAGAAGTTATTTGATGATCGTCAGCGTTACAAGAAGTTGATGATTGCAGCACAAAAGCAATATGAAGATACAAAAGACAAGGCATTTCAAAAAGAAATTTCAAAGTATAACAATTTTCAGATGGCCAGAAAAATTCAGCTTAACTCTTTGTTTGGTGCATGGGGAAATGAATACTTTAGATTTTATGATGATCGCATTGCAGAAGGCATTACAATTACAGGTCAATACATCATTCAACGTGTAGGTAAAGCATTGAATGAATATCTTAACAAAATTTGTGAAACCCAAAATTATGACTACGCATTCTATAGTGATACCGACAGTTGCTATATCACACTTGACCCGTTAGTGAAGAAATTTTATGCTGGGCAATCAAAGGACAAGATTATTGAGATCCTCGATAAAATATGCGAGGACAAGATTGTTAAAGTCATTAACAAAGCATGTGATGGTATTGCCAACTATACGAATGCATTCCAAAGGAAAATCATATTCAAGCGCGAAGCAATCAGCGATAGGGGCATCTGGGTTGCGAAGAAGCGCTATGCACTTAATGTCTACGATAATGAAGGTGTAAGATATTCTGAACCTAAACTAAAAGTTATGGGATTAGAAATTGTAAAATCATCTACACCAGAACCTGTGCGAGAAGCATTGCGAGATGCAGTTCGACTTTCATTAACAGCATCTCAAAACGAATTGCATAAGTATATTGACAAACTTGAAAATGATTTTAAAACACTTAAACCCCACGAGATAGCATTTCCTCGAGGAGTCAATGGATTACAAAAGTATACAGACAGCGCTGATATCTATAAAAGTGCAACACCGATGCATGTGAGAGGTTCTTTGCTATATAATTTTCACATGAAGAAAAAACATCTAGATAAAAAGTATGAATTGATTCAAGAGGGTGACAAGATTAAGTTTTTGTATCTTACTGAACCTAATCCGATCAACGAAAATTGTATTGCCTTTATCGGTGAACTGCCTACCGAATTGGGATTGACAAAATATGTTGATTACAATACAATGTTTGCAAAATCATTCATCGAACCATTAACAGCGATCATAGGTAGTATGGGATGGAGTGCAAAACCAAAAGCTACGCTTGCTGATCTTTTTTCATAAGGAATAACATGTCATTACTTGATAAACTAAAAAAGAATACAACAATCAAAGAAACTGCAATCCTATCTGAATCTAAATTCTTCAATAAAAAGGATATGATTCAAACACCTGTACCTATTCTAAATGTTGCATTGTCTGGAAGTTTGAGTGGCGGATTGACTCCAGGCCTAACTGTATTTGCAGGACCCTCAAAACATTTTAAGACAGCATTTGCATTGATGTTAGCAAAATCATATCTTGACAAGTATGAAGATGCAGTTGTGTTGTTTTATGATTCTGAGTTTGGATCACCTCAATCATATTTTGATTCGTTTGGTATCGATACAAATCGTGTGATGCATACACCCATCACTGATATTGAACAATTGAAACATGATGCTATGTCTCAACTAAATGAAATTGCTCGAGGTGATCATGTAATTGTAATCGTTGACTCTGTTGGTAATCTTGCATCTAAGAAAGAGGTTGAAGATGCGATTGAAGGAAAATCTGTTGCTGATATGAGTCGAGCAAAGCAGATGAAGTCATTGTTTCGAATGATTACACCCCACCTAACAATCAAAGACATTCCGATGGTTGTAGTCAATCACACTTACAAAGAGATTGGATTGTATCCAAAAGATGTTGTTTCAGGTGGCACAGGTGTTTACTATTCTGCTGATAATATTTTTATTATTGGTCGGCAACAGGAAAAAGATGGAACTGATCTGACAGGATACAATTTTATTATCAATGTTGAGAAGTCACGTTACGTGCGCGAGAAATCTAAACTTGCTGTTGAAGTATCCTTTGAAGGGGGTATTAGCAAATGGTCAGGCCTTCTTGATATCGCTCTTGATGGAGGATTCATCACTAAACCCTCGAATGGATGGTATTCACGAGCAGGTGAAGATAAAAAGTATCGACTTGCTGATACAAATAATAAAGAGTTTTGGTTGCCTATTATCACAAGCAAGACATTTAATGATTACGTTGAATCAAAATATAAAGTATCATCAAACAGCATTATGGGTGATATGAGTACACAAGACATTGAAGGAGAGTATGATGCAGTTGAGTAATTTGTACAACCCCTGGGCAGTAGACAATACCCGATGGGGTATCGAGATCACTGAAGGAAAATTTAAAGATACGATAATTCAAATTGAAAATATTGACTTTGCAAAAGCTGATACGGGTGATCTAATCGTAGATTTCCATGCTGTAAATTTACCCGATACTTTAGTTAAAGAGGATCTTGATTCTTCTGATTTTACTGATACAATGCAATTAATTATTAGCGATATTATTTCAAACGCAATTAGTGAGTTCGAGAAATCAAACAATGACAATTGAAAAAACTATTCTGACCAATCTCATGTATAACGAAGAATACATGAGAAAGGTATTTCCTTTTCTAAAGGAAGAATATTTTACTGAACTAAATACAAAGTTTATCTTTAAACACATTTCAGAATTCATCAGCAAATATAATTCACTTCCCAACAAAGATGCACTTGAAATTTCCTTTCACAATGACAAAAACATACCAGAGGATACTTATCCTGAAATCATGGGTATGGTTAACGATTTTGAAAAAGAAGAAACTAATATTGAATGGGCAGTAAATGAAACTGAGAAGTTTTGTAAAGATCGTGCAGTTTACAATGCAATCGTAACCTCGATTAGCATTCTTGATGGTCGTGATAAAGTTCATTCAAAGGATGGAATTCCTTCGTTGTTGCAAGAGGCATTAGGTGTTTGTTTTGATACTTCAATTGGACACGACTATATCGATGATGCATTAAATCGGTATGAATTTTATAATCGAATTGAAGATCGTATTCCTTTTGACCTTGCATACTTCAATGCAATCACAAAAGATGGATTGCCTCGCAAGACACTAAATATTGCACTTGCAGGAACAGGTGTCGGGAAATCTTTGTTTATGTGTCATGTTGCAGCATCATGTCTACAACAAAACAAAAATGTCTTATATATCACACTTGAGATGGCTGAAGAAAGAATTGCAGAACGTATTGATGCAAATCTTATGGATACGCCCATTGACCAATTGAAAGATGTTCCAAAGGCAACCTTTGAAAATCGTGTGAAGAAAATCACAACTAAAACGCAAGGCAAACTAATTATCAAAGAGTATCCAACTGCATCAGCGCATGTAGGACATTTTAAAGCGTTGTTAAATGAACTTTCATTGAAAAGAAATTTTAAGCCGGACATTATCTTCATCGACTATTTAAACATTTGTGCCAGTGCAAGGTTCAAACCCAATTCGAATGTGAACAGTTACACAATGGTAAAAGCAATTGCAGAAGAATTGCGAGGTATGGCAGTTGAATTTAATCTCCCGATTGTATCTGCTACACAAACAACTCGAGGGGGATATGGGAATACTGATGTTGAACTAACAGATACATCAGAATCATTTGGTTTGCCTGCAACAGCAGATTTTATGTTTGCTCTGATTAGCACAGAAGATCTTGAAAAGATGGGTCAGTTGATGGTTAAGCAACTTAAAAATCGATACAATGACCCATCATTGCACAAAAGATTTCTAATTGGTGTAGATCGTGCAAAAATGCGATTGTACGACCTTGAAGCGTCAGCACAAAATAACATACATGATTCGGGCAGAATAGACATAGAAAGTATACAGAAAAAAGGAAATCGAGACTTCTCATCTATCAAAATATAAATAAACAAAAAGCCTAAGAGGAGAGCACCATGTATCTGGGAAAGCAAATCTGGCGAAGGCTCAATAAATTATCTGATTGGATTACAGGTCGAGTAGGTCCTACATCAATTGAAGAAAAAGTAAACGAAATGCTTACCCCATACGGGGCTAAGTGTCGAATCATACAACTAAAATTATCTAACAAAAAAACCTGGTTTATGATTGGAGGTGAATTTGATCCATCCACGATCTTTAAACCTATAACGATAGATATCTGTTTAAATTCAACAAAAAAATACATTTATTTCACTCAAAAACGTAAAGAACGGTTCCTTTTCTTGTTAAGTCAAACATTACAACATGAATTAGTGCATAAATTACAATGGAAACATGGAAGTTCATCAGCTTTCTATAGCAAATACTACTATTTTACACCAGGTAATTCAAAAAGCTCACCAAAAACAATGCAATATCTTGCGATGGTAGAAGAAATTGATGCATACGCACATGATCTGGCAATGGAAATAAAGTTCCTTTATCCGCACGACGATCCCGCCAAAATTCTAAAAAACATTTCACAATATCCCGATCTGAATACGTGGAAAATGTATAGTAGAACCTTTAAAAGAGCTAGATGGCTTCAGGTAAGAAACGAGTTGTTGCGTAAAACATACAAATGGCTACCTGCTATAAAAGAAAAGTTTAGCTTTGGTTGACAAACCCGTGTAACTTTGTGATAATCAAGCATAGGAGATACTTATGCAGATGCCAAAAACTGGGTCACAAATTGTACTAACAACCAAACATCGTAATGTGCGCTTAGGAGAAGGTAAATTCGTTTTCAATGAGCACTCTGGGGTTGTTCTTTCTCCTGACAAGTGGTTGCTCCCGTCAGAATTTGCAATTGCAACAGGTAGAAAAGAGTTTCCTAAAGCAATTATTAATCTGTCTAACGTAGTTGATATAAAATACCTATCAGGTTCTGCCGGCAATAG